TTAGGCATTACTTTAAGTACACTACCTACAATCATTCCAACACCAATGGCTGCTCCGCCCATTCCAATTGTTGCTAACCCTGCGCCAATCATTGCGCCAAACGTTGCTATATCACCAGTCATTAATTATTCTCCGTCATTAATCTTCTTGCTTCTTCTACATACCCTTGACGGTATAATTCACTTGCTGCTCTTGCTCTTCCAGCTGACTCACCAAATGCCCATAAAAACATTCCAGTTGCTACAATTGCTTTTGAAAGAATGGCACATGTTTTACATGTAATTCCCCATGTGTTTGATTTCATTGTTGCTACAGTCATTATATAGATCCTCTCAAGTTTTCGTTAACTTCGATACCACGTTTGATTGTTCTATCACCACGTGCAATGTTTCTAATGTCGCCACGGCAAATGCCGATGTCGTTTAGTTCATAGTCGTTTAACTTGCTAAGTTCTTTATAAGTTTGTTTGTATGATGCTTTACGTTCTGCACGTAGTTTCATTGCTCTACGTAAGTCATTGAATCCTTCGATTGCATCTTGAATCCAACTTGACGCTTCTATTACATAATGTGCCATTAGAGATGTACTCCCATGTTAGGTGCTGAACCTGAATGATCTAGCATATATTGATAAGCAAACTGCCAATCTTTTCCGTATTCTGTTTTTGCGTATGTAAGCATCTCTTTTTCGAACTTCCGTGTTGGAAGTGGATTTCCAAGTAAACTTACAAGACCGTTGAATGTGTCGTTAAACATTTTGTTTTTCCTTGATTAAGTTTTAAAATGCTTGAGGAAAGCAATACCCCCCGTCTTTTCAGGGTGTCATTTCATAAAAAAAGTGTAAACACTATTTTGTGTTCACACTTATATTTAACATGGATTTCAGTGATTTACTACTGCATTTTGCGTAGACTCGATATGCGTTTAACGCAACTGTGCGTTATTGCGCAGCTACTATAACTTGGTGGTAGTAGACTCATACGTTTTATTAAACTGGTTGTTTACACGAATAAATGTTGTACATTTACTCAGTTGCTTTAGTGTATTGGCACCAACGTATGTACATGTACTGCGAACGCCGCCCAGAATGTTTTGCACAGTTCTAGCAATTTCACCACGATAAGGCACAAGCACTTCACGTCCTTCACTTGAACGATACTCTTTAAGTCCGCCAAAGTGTTTAGTGTTTGCCGCATCACTGCTCATTCCGTAGAACTTTATGAATTGTTTTTCTTCTACTTTATGTACACAATTGGCCAAATGCTCGCCAACTTGATATTCTAGTTCACTAGTTTCATAGTATCGGGTAATTACGTCACCACCACCTTCATCGTGTCCAGCAAGCATACCGCCTAGCATTACAAAGTCGGCCCCGCCCGCAAAAGCCTTAGCAATATCGCCAGGACAGGTACACCCACCGTCAGCAATAATATGACCACCAAGGCCATGAGCGGCATCAGCGCACTCAATAACGGCACTGAGCTGTGGATATCCCACACCAGTTTGAATACGAGTGGTACATACACTACCTGGTCCAATACCAACTTTAACTATGTCTGCTCCATTTAGTATTAACTCTTGCGTTTGATCTGCCGTAACCACATTACCAGCAATAATTACTACTTTAGGAAAGCGGAATTTAAATTCTCCCACAAACTCCACAAAACGTTGACTGTATCCGTTTGCCACATCAATACAAACGTATTTTAAATTTTCTTTACATACTGTATAAACTTTTTCAAATTTGTTTAAGTCACGATCCTGAATACCAATACTCATAGCAACATAGTCACTACGCTCAGGTAAATCAGATGTAAAGTATTTGATTAAATCTTGTTCACTATATGTTTTAACTAGACATGTAAAGATGTTGCCTTCAGCAAGTTTGTCTGCCATTTCAAATGTACCAACACCATCCATGTTGCTTGCCATAATTGGAACACCTTTCCAATCATATTCTCCAGACATAATGTCTTGTTTGTTATAATTACGGAATGTAAATTCACGTTCTAAGTTTACTTCTTTGCGTGAGCCTAATGTGCTACGCTTTGGACGAATCAAGACATCGCTGTAGTCCAACAGTACTTCATTTTCAATTCTCATATTATTCTTCCTCTACTTTAAGAGTTAATGGAAACCCAGCACTACGACTAATAGTTGTAGCTTCATGTGATTTCTGTTCAGCAACTTCATAATTAAAAATACCCGCAATACCTGAACCTGTATTGTGTACTGCTAGTGTAATTTGATGAGCTTCAGATTCTGATTTATTAAAAATACCAATAAGAATTTCTATAACAAAATCCATTGGAGTTAGATCATCATTTAGTAAAATAACTTTGTATTTTTTTGGATGTGCGAAAATCCATGATGTGTCGATCTTAGATGCTAGTTCTGTACTCATTGCTTTACCTAATTGTTATGTGGGGCGGCGTTAACCGCCCCTAGTGTTATAGTTTTATACTGCTGAAATTTCTATTTTTCTGGGTTTCTTTTCTTCTGGAATGATACGTTCAAGCTCTACATATAGCATGCCGTTCTCCATCCTCGCACCCTGTACCACTACATCATCAGCGAGTGTAAAACTGCGCTTAAATTTACGTTGCGCAATTCCACGATGTACCCAGCGTACTGATTCATTTGGTTCAACTTCAACCGGGTCATGTGTAATAGTTAATTCACCATCTGCGACTTCAATATCTATATCATCCATACGTACACCAGCTAATGCCATCTCAATTTGGAAACGGTTTTTCTCTTGTACAATATTGTATGGTGGGTACCCAGCATTTTGTGGATGTTCAGTGTACTTAAACATGTCGTTAAACATTCGTTCTAAGCCAACACTGTGAGGGGTAAGTTTATTCAAGTCAATCGTTGTTAATCTATTCATCTTATATCTCCTTTATTAAGCAAGATGTATTTTGTGGACCCATAATTGGCATCCACAGTTATTTATGTGTCGGTAGGCTAACTATCGCCCACCACGTGCTTATTTCGTAGCAACCCGTAGTTCTGTATATGTATTTCTTATCTTGCTCACTTGACGACTAGCGCATTGAGTGGCATTTCTTATCGTAATACTAATATAGTACATACGGTACTGATTGTCAAGCTATCTATTGGAGTTTTTTTGTTGTTCTTTTAGCCAGCGTTTACGTGCCGCTGCTTTAGCCTTTTTACGCTTTAGACTTGGCTTCTCAAAATATTCACGGTCACGAAGCTCTTTAAGCAAGCCTTCATTGTTTACCATTTTCTTTAGTTTACGTAGCGCACGAGCTATGTCGTTATTGTGTACGTCTACTTGTAGTCCTCTATTTTCTTTTTGTTCTCGTCTTCTTGGTTTTCTATTATCTCTATCCATTTTTTCCTCGTTTTAATATTCCTATTAGCCGATTACCATTTAAACTAGGCTTTGAATCCCATTCAACTTCCTCAAGTGTATCTACTACACGAGCAAGTATCTCAAATCCTACCTGTTTATTTGCGTTTTCTCGGCCTCTAAAACGCACCATTAGTTTTACTTTATTTCCTTTACTAAGGAATTTTTCAATATTTTTTAGTTTAGTGTCAAAATCATGATCACCAATATTAGGTTTAAACTGTATCTCTTTTACTTCAATACGGCTTTCACGTTGCCGTTTGGCTAGATCTTTTTCACGCCGCTTTTGTTCGTAGAGATATTTATTAGCATCTAAAATCTTAGCGATAGGAGGTTTGGCAGATTCAGTTATTACTACTAAATCTAATCCTCTACTCTCAGCAATTTTTAGTGCTTTTGACTTATGCATAACTCCAAGTTGACCTTGATCGTCAACTACTCTTAACTCACTGTAACGTATTTGTCCGTTAATAGGTGTTTTAGGTTCTGGTTTGCTAAATTTTTTCATTTGGGCCTATATATTGTTTGGTAATCATACTTTCTCCTTTATATGTATTCATTTGTAATCATCATCATATATTCATCAGTATCACTATATACTGTATATTCTTTCCGTATATTAAATAGTTTTAATATATCAGACTGACGATCTTCTTTACTAAAGTAAATTGTGTTAGATTCGTTTAGTATACTTGCTACTAATTCAGTTTGTGTAACAGTGTCCAAATCTACAAAAACATTGTCACTAAGTCTCATTGTACTAATTAGCCAGGCTATGTTGTTATCATTAATTGGTCCATTAGCATTATAAATTACAACAGGTACACTTTTGTACATTGCTTCATGTACTCGTTCAATGTCATCTAAAAATTTACTATTATTAGATAAAACTGTGACAACTGGACCAGCATCTAATAACTTCATGTCTGGCGGTGATATGTGGTATATACTGTTTTCCCTCATTGGGGTTTACTCATCCTCTTTATATGGTTTAGGTGGAGCCAACTTTCCATCATAATCATCAGGCCATATGACAGTTCTTGCGTTACGTTCACTAGGGCTTAATTTACTTGTTGGTCTTGTATCAGTATACGGGTCATATAGCGGTTTGTCAACCTTTTTATTATCTGGCTTAGGTTTAACAACTTTTGCCATAGGAGTCTTTACTGTGTTGTTAGTAACTTCTTGTAATTCTGGTAGTATGCTTTCCTGCTTTTCTTCCACTATTGGTTCAACTACAGGCTTAGGCTTTTTTACTGGTGGCGGATCTCTTGGCGGCAATCCTCGATCTGCTCTACGCCATTCAAATATATACTGTGCTGCAATTAGTAGTGCAACTGCTAATGGATCAAACACAAATATAATAATGAGTATTACCCAACGTACTGCATCTTCTAGTGTAGTGCGATCAGCATCCTCGTATATAAACTCTGCCAAATACTTAACAGGTCCTACTTCTGCTTCTAGCTTTCTAGCTTCTGCTTGTAGCGCAAACTTTTCATTTGTAATACGGTCAATATTATCGTTTGCTGTTTTAATTCTAGCTAACTGTGCGTCAGTTAATGTATCTAAATCTACATCATCGCCTATCTGAATTTCAGCACGTAATCTTTCAATAACACTTTGTGACTGTAAAATCTCTGCTTCTGCTAGTTCACGTAGTCTAGCCATTTCTGCTTGCGCATTTTCAATTTTACGATCTGGTGAGTTACGTAAATCAGTAATACTATCCTGTGCTAGTTTACGTTGCTCTCTAACAGCAGGTATGTCTGTATCAAGTACTATAGTAATTTTTGTTTGTATGTTATCACGTTGTGTTTGTAAACTACTTGACGCATCATTTCTAATACGATCAATTGTATCTAATAGTCCTTGCTTACGTGCTTGTACACTTTCTGTTTGTGATCCTCGTAGCCCTGTAACTAAGCCAGTTAAACGTTCACGCTCTGAACTAATAACTAATTGTGCTTGTGATCTTAGTTCTGTCTCTTGTGATTGTAATTGTGCGATGCGTTCTTGCTGTGCTGTTACCCAAGCATTTAGCGCACGAGTTGTATTACTGCCAAATAGTCCGTCACTAGTAACACCAATTACTGCCTGACCTTCTTGTATTTTAGCACGTTCTGTACTTTGTAGTTTGTTTGTGGTAATAACAATTGATTCCTCAATTGCTGTAATTTGTGCTTTTAGTGTATCAACTGCACTATAGTCTGGTACTAGTTCACTAATACGAGCTTCATAATCTGTCGCTTGCGTGTCTAGTCTAGTAATATCATTATCAAGTTGTGTAATTTGATCTCTATAAGGCTGTATTTGTTCCTCTACACTTGCTACACTTGTATTGGATAACTGTGTTCTAAGCTCTGATATTAATCCATTTAATCTTACTATTTCTGTATCTAAGCTAGCTATTTCATCTGAAAATACAGCAACTCTTCCATCAAGTGCTAGTTCAGCGGCACTAATAATATCAAGTTGCTCTTGTATGCTAGGTTGACGTCTTGTATATGCGCCATCAATACGTTGTTGTTCTTTATCTATTTTTTCTTGTATACCAACATCTTCTTTGTCAGCATCAGCTTCTCCTTTGGCAATACGTTCATTAGCTCTAGTAATAATCTCTTGTTCTCTGCCAATCTCCGCATCAAATCTTTCCAGTGTTGCCACTTGTTCATTAGCGGCGGCAGTTTGTTCAATATGTGCTTTAGATAAGAATCCAAAGATACCCATGCTTGTAATAAACATCAGTACTAGTACTGCTATACTAAGATATACTCTCAACCACCAGGCTGCTCGATCCCAATATTTGTGTAACCATACAGCCGCCACTAGTTTGCCAATTTCTAGTGCGCCGCCCATTATAATAATAGGAATACTTGCTGCTGCAAATATAGCAACTAGCCCTGCTACACTATAGTAAATCGCAACTCCACTGATAGTTAGTGCGACTAATAAAGTTAAAATACCAAATAACATGATTTAATCTCCGTACCGAGTGGCTAGGCCTTCGTTTATAAGAATCTGATTTACGTCAATACGGTTTTCATTAGCGTCCATAATATGGACATGTCCAAGAGTTCTACCAGCCTTGCCACGCTTATTCATAATTGTATGACAGTAAAATTCTTTTCCAACTAGCTCTGCTAGTCGATTACGTGCTTTTTGCGCACGTTCTTTTTCTTTTGGATCAGAGCTTTTAATATCAGGAGCATTTACTCCATGAAGTTTAATACGTTGTCGTACTAATACATTAAAGCCAAGATCGATTTCAGCATCTATCGTACTGCCGTCAATAACTCGCATTGTTAAACATTTATAATCGTACATTTTATTGTTCCTGATTAGGCTTTTGGGCAGCCAACCATTTTTGCGCACGCCGATCGTTAGGCGGCGTTGTTAAAAACTTTTGTACGTTTTTGAATACTTGATTAAAGTTCTGTTCACGAGCTGGGTTTTCTTGACCCCCGCTGTTATCAACTACATGGAAATCAGCGGCGCCAAAAACTTGCTGAAACTGCATTAGATTTTGTTGAACTTGGTTCCACATTTTGGAAACCATTTCAGCTGGAATACTTCTAGCACGTTGCTTATTACGTTCTTGTGCTACTTCTTCACTTGTGTTTACATACACCATCATTGTTTCGTATCCCAATGACTTTAGCGCATTACTATCTTTTTGTACTTTAGCAACATCTTTGCCTGTACCATCAATAACAAGACCTAGACGACCATCTAAATATTGAGTACGTCTTTTCTGTGTAAGCTCTTTGGCTTTATCACGTACTTCTTGACCTGCTTGACTACCAACAACTTCTGGATCTCCAAGATCCATATCTTGTTTCTGCGCCAAATATTCATAAATCTCATCACTATTAACAGATTTAAGGCCGCTAGATCCAAGCATCTTTCTAGCCACATAAGACTTTCCAGAACCTGGGCCACCGGCCATAAACACTGCTTTAAAAATATGAGGGTCGTTTGGACCTTCTTCAAGTGGTTGATTTATTACTTCGTTAATTTTCATACATATATTTATGTATTTTCATTCCCAACGATAAAAAATATGCGCACCAATACGTCCTACTAGCTGTAAGGATGACGCCCAATTAGGCTGTACATATGTAGCGTGGTAGTGTGTTGCGCCTTCTGTTAGTCCACGGTGCTTGCCGTTTTGAACTACGTTCCACGCAAGAGTTTGAGCATCTACCCAAAGATCTTGGTTTTGTGGGTTATCTGCTTTGCCGTCACAGTACCAACTAAATTGGCACTTGTTACGGCGCATGTTACCGTTATCATCTTGTAACCCCTGCTTGACTACTTCGCAGATTGTATCGGGATAACGTATATCGTTTACACGATTAAGAACTACATCAGCAACACCTGCTCTGTCTGCTAAATTACTTCCTCGTGCTTCGTAGTAGATGTTTAATGCCATACAGCGTACTTCAGGAAATTCTTCAATTAGCTTAAAGTCTGTTGCTGATGATACTGGAGTAAATGCGAAAAACATCATAACTGCCATAATAAGTTTTTTCATACTCTTTGCCTCATGTATAAGAGTTTATATAATCTGTCCAAATTTAATTTTCTGTCGGACAGTTCCTCGGTCATCGAGAAGTTTAACTTCGCCGTCTTTAATCTCACCTCGTTGTAGTAAGCCATGACGATCTTTAATTTTCTTTCTCATATGATTGATAGCTTCTTTTTTACTACCAAATAGTTCACATTCTTTTTTAACACTTCCGTGTCTGTTGTATTCAATTGTTTCAATTTCAAATGTAGCCATAATAAACACTCCTTACTTAAATAATATATAGATTAAAACTACAAATGTCAAGCATTAATTACCATTCCTTAAACATACCTGCGTCTTCATTATCATTAAAGCCTTTGGTATAGGCAGTAATTTCCAGTGGAGTCATGTCTTTCATTTCAACACGAGCACCTTTTTGTGTACCTTGAGGCCAGTAATGTGGATCAAAAGATCGTCCATAATAACTGTCAGCGCCACCACGATCATATGGCCCGCCGTGTACATCATCATATACGTTCTCAATTTTATTGAGTACATCAATTGGTAGTTGTGATTCAATAGTCATTACGCAGCTTCCTTTTCTCTACAAATATTTTCAATGTGACGTTCAATAGCACTATCTTTCCAATTAGCAAAGTCTAAAGAACGGGCATAACTTTTACTGACATAATCAGCAGTAATATAGTACGCATCTTCTACAAGTTGAATACGGTTATATTCTTTAAGAGTACCTGAAGGAACACGATCATTCCAATACTCAGTTTCAGTTGCCGCAGGAATCATACCCATCCAACAACCAGGTTGCTTTGAAAACTCTTCAGCTTCTTTGCGTTGAGCGTTGATATAGTCAACTAGTGCAGTTTCCATATTATACATTATAAAACTTCTCCTGTAATTACGTTAACAACTTTAGTATCTGGACCAAATGCTGCTTGCGCCATCATACGCTCTTCGTTCTTTTGTTCTTCTGAACGGTTAGCTTGTGAAATCATGTACTCTTTTAAGAATGATGTCTGTTCAATCTTACGAGTGTTTTCAGAAATTTCAACTTGAAAATCAGCAATCAAACCTAATGTTGCAAAGTCAGTTACCATATCAAGAAATGGAACACGGTCATTGGATACCCAACGAACTACATCTCCATCTAAATATGCGTCAGCAAAGTTTTCAATAACTTTTTGTTCTGTGTAACCTGTAAGCATCATTTTTGTTTCCTTGTTTGTTATCATACTACGACTATAGCACCAAAACGTCTTGGTGTCAAGCAAAAACGCAGGAAAAGTTTCCTGCGTTTTCAATAGGTTATAATTTTTTTTAAATTAAATCCTGTCTATTTTCTATTCCAAATAGCATATAGTACCCAGATAGCAATCAAGCCCATTAGGCCTTCTGCGCTTAGTGTGCCTAGCATCGCTGATACGTTGCTTACTACACTTGTTTCTGGGAAGAACGGAATCGCTCCTAATCCTAGTACTTCAACAACTAGCAGTAGTGCTACAATTGAAAGTCCCAAGTCTGTTAGGCCAGCAGCCCATCCTTTAATCTTTTTAAGAATATCCATAGTTTATCTCCTTTTAGGTTTTACGGGTTATGTCTCCCGGTGTGTGAACAGTCACACAACTTCAATATATTAACATAAATGTTATAAGTTGTCAAGAAGTTTTTAAGTATCTTCTAAATCAAGCCACTGATACCAGCTTGGATGTCGTACAGCAAAATCTAATTGCTTACGTTTGCGTACAAGTTCATAGTATCCTGGTTGGTAAGGCTTATATAGCGGACGCCAATTTGGTCCTACTTTATCACTTTTACTCCAGTTACAAGGCTTACATGCGGTAATACAATTGACCCAGGATGTCTTGCCGCCTTTTGATACAGGTCGGACATGGTCCATTGTAAGTTCACTTTTCAGATGTCTTTCGCCACAGTAGCCACACTCATATAAATCTCGCAAAAACAAATTATTTTTGCTAAATCGGGGCCTACGTGTTTTGTGCTTAAAATCTTTCAGCATAATAACTGCTGGCACTTTTGTTTCCCAACTGGGAGATCGGACAATCCAATCGTCATACCAGTCAAGCACTGTGCATTTATCATGGTACATATACATTACTGCTTCTTTCCATTGTACCACACTTAATGGTAAGAAACTAACAGGTTGTGCGTCTGCATTCAAAACCAGGGTATCGCTCAAGTTTTAGTCCACTTCTTTGTTTTATGTATTTATTCTGGGTCTTGAGCTAAAATTTCAGTAAGCAACATATGTATTGCTTCATCTGTCCAATTGTGTTCCTGATGGAAATTACCAGTTACTGAAAACCAGTCACCGTATTCTTCTACATCATTTGGAACCAGTGGATCAAATCCGTCTTCAATCATTTGTTTACATTCTGCTCGATGCAATCCGCTTTTACGCACTGCTCTCTCTAGATTGAAGTTTATTACATTACTCATTAATCACACTCTGGAAATTTATATTCTACAATTTTACGAACTACTTTTACTTGTCCGTTAAGTTTGTTTGTTACATAGTGTTTTGGTTCATTTGCGCCGTATAAGAACAATGCTCTTTTCGCAAATCCAAATATTTCTCTTTTTGTGCTTGATAATACAGTTTCTCGTGGATCGTTATCTCCAATCTCATCGAGGTATCTTAATGCGTATAATGTTATGTCGTCTACCCCCAAGGGTACTTCGACCTTTGCCATAATTTTGCGCCCGTTTCCAGTATCTTTCGATCTCATTTTTTTGCCTTTCATTTGCCTATAGTTAAGTTATAGTGTTTTGTGCCATGACGTCTTACCATAACCTATTACTTCACATAATATACGGCAAAACGACTTATTTGTCAAGTGTTTTCTTCAGTATTATTTATAATTCAACGTATTCTAGTTTAACACTCCAGTTTACAGTGCTTGTGTCTCCACGTACTCTTATTGATAGTTGATTATTAAAGATCGCTACAGTAGCGTTCCATCCTGCGTCAATCACAGTCCAATCACTATAATTAGTATCTGGACTTGTATAAGAACTTGGAGTGTTAGCAGAAATATTATTAATTGCTTGGTATATAATTAAGTCATGTTCAACTTGATCACCAGTTGAGTATGCGGTAGTTGCGTTCCAAGGTGTTATAAATGCTTCTGCATCTCCAGTATTACGCTGGTAGTCTATACGGCTAACTGCGCCAACAAAACTATCTGCATCATTAATATCTTGTACTACGCCTTGTATCTGCCAAGCTCGATTAGTTTGAGCTTGCCCAGCCAGTACATAAATCTTAAAGAACCAAGTTTTGTTAGTACCAGGGCTAAGTACCAATCCATTAAACAATGCTGGTGTTGATGTTACATCAGTAGTTGTTAAGGTTGTATTTCCTACACCTGGTATAGTTAAATCAATATCATTAGCGTTTTCAGTAATCGTTACACTATTGTTGGACGATTTTAGTTTTCTGAATTGTAAATCATTTGTTACTCTTGATTTAAATATCTCTGCTCCAGTACCTAAATTACTAGCAGTTAGTGTATCACTAATAGTGATGTCACTAGTATTTTGTACAACACTAAGAGCACCACTAACATTAATTTTTCTGAATTCTTGTTCATTACTGACATTTTTTTGTTTGTATACTTCTACACCAGTACCTATGTTAACAAAAATATTACTTTGAGCATTGATATCATCAATTGTTGCTATATCTCTCCAACTATTTGTACTAGCATAATATGCTTCTACTTCATTAGTTGTGTTGTTGTAGCGTAACATACCACTATTAGCTGGTGTTGATCGTTGAGTAGAGCTACCAACTGGTATAGTAATTGAACCTTGTCCTGGTATAATTGTGTTATCAGCTAAACCAATAGTAGGATTGCCACCAGCGCCACTGCCATTAATAACTGTTATTTCATTATTAGTACCATTAATTGACCTTGCTATAGCAACTGCGCCATCTTTTGCTACAAATCCTGTACCAGACAATTCATTAACGTTTTTTCCAAATGCTGTAAATGTTACACTACTTTGTTGATAGTCTGACATTGTACCAAAGTTAAATGATGCTGTATCTAAACGGGCAAATATAGTTAAGATGTCTGTTCTTACTACTAAATCATTTGTATTTGTTTGTAGTGCTAACTGTGCAGCTTCACTATTAACCAAATAAACATTAGCACCACCGCCGCTTTGTACTGAAATAGAACCACTTGCTACTGTTGGATTATCCGTAGCTGTATTTCCATCACTGGTACTTAATCCGCCTGCCAAGTAGCCAGGACTGTTGGGTGCTGTAGGATCGCTACCTAAACTCTTATCATCTTCACGTTGTACTACCTGTGTAGTATAACCAATAATTGTACCACAATAATCGTATACTGGTATTTGATTGTCTACATTACTTTGTGGATCATCTGCTTGATCTAATAATGTCAGGAAGTCATCATCAAACAATAGTTTGAAAATGTTTTCGTATTCAATTGGATCTGATTCTTGTTGTGACAAGTTACTTGCGCTAATTGGTACAGATCCATTTGACCCACCAAGCGAAGTTCCTGGTCTATATGTAACTGGGTAACCAGCAAGTTTGTCATATAAACCTTTCATACTTGAAGCTAACCTAGCATTACTAGCAACACTTCCGTTTTGTGGGTTATGCATAACACCAACACCACTATTACAACTTGGGTCAGGAGTAGCAAATTGGCTTCCGCCTAAACTGTATGATCCATTAATATTATTTTCAAAGCTAATTAAGTTTTTAATACCACCAGCAACACCTTCGATATCGTTACGTATACTATCAATTACACTTTGTCCAAGTGATCCAGCATTAATAGCATCAATATTATTAGCAATATTTCCTAGTATACCACCATTAAACACGTTACCGTTAAAGCCGCCTGTTCCTATACAAGCACACACTTGACCAGGTACAATGCTACCAATTTGATCAATTAAATTTTTACCAGCACCAAGGAAACTGCCCATTGCTCGTTCTAACATATTTGGAATAGCGATTGGATCTACTGGTGCGCTACAAAAGTTAATCATGTTAGCAACATTTTGTGCTTCTGCCAATACACCATTAAGACGTCCAAGTATACTATCTAACTTAGTGTGATCCATAAAGTCGTTCATTGCGCCATCTAATTGTGATAACGCATCATATAGCTCGCCCTGTAATGCTGGAATACCCAGTAGCGCATTAATGTTTGCGCTCATACAAATCTGAATGTTTGGAAGTTTTATACCATTGCCGCCTAGTACACCACATAACAGTTCACGTAATGTAAAACTATACTCTGCTTGTGCTACTGCTCGTAAGTTACTATTACCTAAAGCAGTGGTACCACTTAAATGATGTTTAGTATCAAGATAGTCATTGGCATTTTGTAAGCCATTTTTAAAATCAGTAAAGTCTGCCATGTTACCCTCCGGCTCTTACATCGCCGCTTGCGCTTGTCGCTGATGGTCCACAGTGTTCAGGACCATAACCTGGTCGTCCGCAATAGCTGTCTGCTGATGAGGGGTCATTTAAAATGATGATAGGTTTACCGCCAGCACGAGTTCTACCACTAGTCGCAGTAGCTTGAAGAACGCCCCCACCATGACTGTTGGGGTCGCCCTCTGTACTAATAAATTGTCCGTTTACTCTGACATTATTAACTATAGCTCTAGTTGAGGCTCCACATAGTCTCTTGTCATTATTTCTGTGTACAAAGTTCATACACGTATTTATTAGATAAGCAGACTACTTTCTGCCGCTGTTGCTGTCGTAATACCAGTTGTACTCTGCATATATCCGTCAGCTAAGTTCTTTTCAGTTTTTGTAATTGCTACAACTTGCGCTTTGCCAATAAACACTGGATCATTGCTTTTTGTATCAATACTCATAATCCAAGGAATAAGCATTGCTTTACCATCTTGTGGGTTAATTGTAAGCACTGTTGGCTTTACTACATTTAATGCGTTGTCGTCTTCTGAATCAAATCTAGCAACGACTTCTTCGCCAGTGCTACATTTAACAGTCATTACATCGCCTTTTTTAAAGTTTGAAATCTTTAACATTTAGTTTTACTTCTCCAATAAGTTCACGTACAGTTTCGGGTTGTAATCTTACTAACGCCATACCGCCGCCTTCTACTAATAATTTGCCATCATGATAAATTTGTGGCATTGTTCTGTGACCTTCTGTAATTAGAAACTCACGTGCTTCTGGAACAGACTCGACATTGATCTCCTCAAACTCGAATCCGTTCTTTTTTAAATAATCCTTAGCCATGTCACAGTAACCGCATAAGTTTTTGCTGTATACTGTAATCATAAACTAAATCCTTTAAATGTATCTTGGGTAACATCTTGCTTTGTGCCACCGTTAATATAACTTGTAATCTCTGTTTCCTGTGGTGCTACTTGTACATCTCCACCAGCGATCCATTTCTTTGTCCAAGGCAATGGGTTACTAGCTTGATTGTAAATTTTAGGAAGACCAGCATTGCCCATACGCTTCATGGCAATGTGTTCAATGTACTGACTTAGTAGCTCTTTGTTTAAGCCAAGCATACTACCGTCTTTAAACAAATAGTCCGCCCAGGCTTTTTCCTGATCTACAGCATCAGTAAACATCTTGATACATTCTTCTTCTGTTTCTCGAGCAATCTGTTCAAACACTGGATCGTCTTTCTTGAGTGTTTTAAGTAATAGCTGTGTTGATCCTAAATGTAGGTTCTCATCACGAGCAATAAACTTAATAATCTTAGCATTGCCTTCCATCTTTTTAAGTTCAGCAAATGCCCAACTACATGCGAATGAAACGTAGAAGCGAACACCTTCAAGAATGTTAACACTCATTAGTGCTAACCATAGTTTCTTTTTAAGTTCATACAGATCAACTACAACTTTTTTGCCATTAACTGTGTGTACGCCTTCACCTAGTAGATTGTAGTAACTAGCGCCTTCAATTAGATCGTCATAGTACTTGGAGATATCTCCAGCACATTCAATGATCTCTGGAATATCCATAAGTTGATCAAAGATAACGCTTGGGTCATTATACACATTACGAATAATATGTGTGTAACTACGACTGTGGATTGTTTCACTAAATGTCCAGGTAATAATCCAGTTCTCTAGTTCTGGTAAACTTACAATGCTACCAAACGATTCCACTGGTCCACGCCCTTGTACACTATCCAACAAGATCTGTCTTTTAAGATTACTTGTAAAGATATGTTGCTCATGGTCCGTCAACTGTTTAAAGTCTTTCCCATCACGATATGTATCAACTTCTTCTGGACGCCAGAAGAATCCTAGTTGTTTGTCTGTAAACTTATCAAAGCTAGGATACTTCATTGTATCGTAACGTTGAATTGTTACTCCTCCTGATGGATCAAGGAATGCCAAGTTATTTGTTTGGCTACCTTTGTTAGTTACGTCAAAAACACTCATTCAATCTCTCTCTTTATATTACACAGCTTTCGCATTCATCGTCTTCAATTGTTATATTATCTTCCACTATACTTGATTGTTCCAGTTTGTCAATATCTATTTCGCCGGCTCCGTCATATGTGTTAAAATAATACAACTGCTTGCCGCCATATTTGTAGAACATCATTAGATGTTGTAGCATACTACTCATTGGAATCTTCTCATCTGGGAAGTGCTGTGGATTATAACTTGTGTTTACACTAATACCTTGATCGATATATTTTTGTAACACTGCCATAATCTGTAAGTATCCTTCTGGTGATGTCTGATCCCATAGTAGTTCATACTTGTTTTTGAGATGATGGATACCAGGCACAACTTGCTTTAGTACACCATGTTTTGATTGTTTAATACTTACTAAACTACGTGGTGGTTCAATACCGTTTGTCGCATTACTAATTTGTGCTGACGTTTCAGCAGGCATAAGAGCCATTAGTGTTGAGTTACGGATACCTGTTTTAGCTAATTGTACTCTTAGTTCTTTCCATGGCATACGTTCTTTGTGTGCTACTAGTTCATCAACATCTTTCTTATATGTGTCAATAGGTAGGATACCATCACTATATTTTGTTTGGTCATTCCACAAACATGCGCCTTGCTCTTGTGCTAGGTCTGCGCTTGCTTTAATTAAACTGTAACTCCATGCTTCAGCATACTCATCAATCATTTCTAGATTAGGCTCACTGTATGTCATATTGTTTCGTGCCATCCAGTATGCCAAGTTAATAATACCTACACCTAATGGTCGTCTACCCATGGTTGCCATTTCTGCCGCAATTACTGGATAGTTCTGATAACTGAGTAGAGCATCAAGCCCACGTACTGCTAGTTTACCAATACGGATAAAGTCACTTGGCTTACGTACATTGCCCCAATTAACAGCACTTAGTGTACATAAGGCAATCTCACCATCTGGATCATTAAAGTCATTAAGTGGTTTTGTAGGTAAATTAATCTCACAACACAAGTTACTTTGTTTAATAGGTGCCATATCTGCTTTGAACGAACCATGCTCGTTAGAATGGTCAACATTTTGTAAGTAAATGCGTCCAGTATCTTTGCGTTCTCCCATAAAGTGACTAAACAACTCAAGTGCTGGTATTGTCTTCTTACGTAGTCTTGTATTACGCTCTGCTGTTTCATATAAACGTTTAAACTCGTCTTGGTCAGCAAAGAATGCTTCGTATAGTCCTGGTACATCACTAGGTGAGAATAAGGTAATGTCTCCGCCAGTAATTAAACGCTCATACATTAGTTTGTTAAACTGTACACCGTAGTCCATTTGACGTACACGATTATCTTCAATACCTTTGTTGTTTTTAAGTACTAGTAGATCTTCTGCTTCGAGATGCCAAATCGGGTAATATAATGTTGCTGCTCCGTTTCGCACGCCGCCTTGGCTACATGATCTGGTAGCAGACTGGAACATTTTAAAGAAAGGAACGACCCCGGTATGATATGCGTCACCTCGACGTATGGGGGAGCCGAGAGCCCGTATACTTCCTGCTCCAATACCAATTCCTGCTTTTTGTGATACGTATTTGACAATACTACTAGTAGTTGCGTTAATGCTATCGAGACTATCGCCAGTTTCAATAAGAACGCACGAACTAAATTGTCTCTGCGGAGTACGCACGCCTGCCATAACAGGAGTAGGTAAACTGATATCGAAAGTACTAATGGCATCGTAATAATCCTTAACCCATTTTAATCTTGTTTCTTTGTCATAACTACCAAATAATGTCGCTGCAATTAGCATATATGCCATTTGTGGTGTTTCTAGTTTTTCACCTGTAACACGGTTTTGTACAAGATACTTGCCACGCCATTGTTCCATAGCGGCATATGTAAAGTCTTGATCACGGTCGTGTTTAATATAATCATTAAGTTCGTCCCATTCTGAAGCAGTATATTCAGTGAGCAACGCTGGGTCATACCATCCTTCATCTACATTACGAGTAATTAGTTTTAAGATATGCCAAGGTTCAAAGCTATCGTATACTTGTTTGCGCAAATGATACACAATAAGGCGCCCTGCTACCCATTGATAGTTTGGGGCATCTTCTTCAATTAACTCTGAAGCACTTTTAATAAGTGTTTCTTGGATGTCATCAGTTGTAATACCATTATAAAAATGTAAGTTACTCTTCATCTCAACTTGACTAGGACTAACTCCATTAATACCTTCACAGGCATAAAAAGCTACTTTATGTAGCTTTTCGAGGTCAATTGCCTCTTTACTTCCATCTCTTTTTGTTACTTGAATATTGCTCATACTGTTTTCGTCCTTATAGTATATCATGTTAGTGCCGAATCATCGTAGTTCGGGGTATATTTGTTATTTTATTATGTTTTTTATTTTAGTTCTGTAGGAAACAGAACATATATCTTCAGTGGGTAATGTACTTATACTACCGTGATCAAAGTTAAGCAGGTGTTTATTATCGATCAGCGCACATAGACGCTGAAAACTTTTACCAATACATGTTACATACAGTAGCTCATTTTGTATGTTTGGATTGGCATAATAGATAGTATATGCCATTCCTAATGCGACACTATTTTGACAAAAGTTTCCTTGATGTAACATTTCCCAAGGTGTTGGCCACTGTTCTGGGTTAACAGGATCAATAGATATGTTAACCAATGGAGCACTTTGCCACCACTGTACTACAGTCTTACTTACATCAAGTGTATTTGTTTGATCCAAGCCATTACGGAAGTCACGCCACATACTTAAACGCTTGCTAGGTGACTCATACCAGGCTTGATTATTTAATTGCTGTTCCAAAGTTGATATGTATATTTAAATTTCGTTATAGTATTAGCGCCATCAGTGTACATTAAACGTAGTGTGTTTGCTACGCTAATATCTGCACTAAAGGTCACATCTACTGTTGCGGTTTCGGTATAATTATCATCAATTGCGCTTGTTGAAGCACTAATGTCTGTTGCCATTCTGATTTGGCCAACACGTACACCATTAGTACTTTCTAATGTATAATCAATGATAGCGATATTGTATAGTGTGGTATCAATACTAAAGCCAGTTA